TCTAAAGGTATTCCTAACCATTCACATAGTTCAATCTCCATTTGTTTAAGTTCTTCTACACCTCCCTTCATTTCAAACTCAAACATTGGGAAAATAGTTTCATGTCTTCCTTCTACAGGGTTAGGTTCTGCCCTATATGAAGTTGAGACACAAAAAAACCCTGCTGCATCAGGGTTGGAAAGTAATTCATATTCTAACCACATTTGACCTGTCTGTGGTAGTGGCCATACATTACCATTATATTCATATGTTGCTACTGTTTCTGGATCTTCACATGCAGCAAGAATACTTAATCTATTCTGAGTATGGACTTCAAGAAAGTTTTTAGACAAAAAAAATGACCTCAATAGGTCAACGGTCTCACTATACTTTTTTGGGTCAATCAGTGCGGTCATTTTAATTCTTGACAAAACTAATTTATTTAGACAAAAAAAGACCTCCAAAAAGGAGGTCGTGTGATGGTTTAATCATTTTTTATTTTTTCGATAAAGATGAGGATATAGTAAATGCATTTGAAGTATTAAAAATAATTCAGCATTCTTTTTATTACTACATACGGTCTCAATATTTTTAAGAGGTAGTACCGTTTCCATATCACTTCTCCATTTGCAGTAAGCCAAATCGGCACTCCGAATTTTCATACCAATCTTTCATACGCTGTGCTGCAGCGTATATATCTTCGTCTGATGGAAAAGTTGGATAAGTTCCTGGATCAATTCCTGCTTCTTTCTTCTGGTCCCAAGCAGTAACCTCTGAATCGAATCTAGTTCTTAATAAATCTTCTGCACGGGTATAAACTTCCCATCGCAGTTCGTATGGATTTGCAGCCATAATAACCTCCTTGTGTTATGTTTTGTTTTGTGTTTGTCTCACTGTAGTGAGATCGTATTTATTTATAAAAAAAGAGTCCCCCGAAGGAGACTCTTGGAAATAGAAGTATATTAACTTCTTTCTTACATAAGGTTGCTAACGGTGACCCTTCTGTAGTAGCGGTTGCTATTAACAGTAAGAGTTCCTGAACCTTGTGTAGTACCTTGTGAGAATGGGTTCTCAACCATGCCATAACGAGTTTTAAAGCCAATTTTTGGTTGGAAGGTGTCTTGTCCGACCGCACGTACCATCTGTAGTGGAACGTATGGGCAATAGAACAATCCAGCATCGTAAGGTGAACTACCCTTGTAACCAATAACGTAGTACTGATTTGCAGCACTGTTAGCGGCGTATGGGTCAATGTAGACACGATACTTACCATTGATGACACCTGCGAAGGTGTTACCAGTGTCGTCTACATTCAAGTTTGCATTCAATGCAGGAGTGTAATCTAGTACACCAGCCATTGTTAGAGCAGAAGCAACATCAGCAGAGCAAAGGATGATGTTACCCTTCCCGCGACGAGTTCTCTGTGCGATTGCGTTGGCGTCTCTTTCAATCTGGAATAGCAGACCCTTGAACTTCTCAACGCTCCAACGACCGTTACTGTCAACGTCGAGGTTGAACGTTCCGGCACTAGCAGTGTTGACCTGAGCACCAGACTCAGCAACCTTGTAGATAGTACGGATAACTTCGCGGTTGATCTCAGCAAGTATCTCAGTGCTGAGGATGTTAGCGAGTTCTGCCTCTGCGTTTAGACCGTGAATAGCCTTAAGGTCTTGAGCGAGTTCTAGTGAGTACTCAGCTTTCAGAGCTCTTGACTTAGCGGTAACGGTGACTTTCTCGATAGAGAATGCCATTTCGTTGAACTGTTGAGCCGCAGTAGAACCTAAGTTCTCAGCGTCATCAGTTCTCATGCCCTGACCTACATCATAAGCAACCTGAGTTGCATTAGTAGATGGGTTAAGAGCACCTGGGTTAGTACCAGACTGTGCGGTAGTACCCAAACCAGTGGAAGCACTTACGAATCCATCGGTATTGTTGAAGGCCGAAGACTGACCAGAGAAGGCAGAATCTGCTTCGTTGAACAGAGCTTCTGTACCTAAGCGGCGGTCGGCGTTGGTTCCATCAACATAACGTGAACGCATCGCAAAGATGAGTCCAGTTGGGGCATTCATTGGTTGAACACCAGCCAGGTCATAAGCGACCAGGTTTGGCATTGAACGTCTGATTAGAGAGATGAGAACAGGGTCGAAACCGGCAACAGGTCCAGTTGCAGTTGCAGAACCAGTGTATCCACCGTTTCCAACACCCATTGTTGGGCCTTCAGCAAGGAAGGACTTCTCTTCTCTTAAAAACTTTTCTTGATTTTCTAGCAGGACTGCGGTTACAGCTTTCCGATGGGAATCCTTAATAGGATCTAGACCGTCATGTTCTAGAAGGGGTGACCACTTCTCCTGCAGATGTTCAGCGGAGAACATTTGCTTTTTTCCTCTATAGTGTTTAGTTTGCTTATAATATTAAATTCACTTTTTAACTGCCTGACCGAGTGCCTGCATATAAGCGTCCATTGCACCTTCGTATGATGGGTTGGACTCTTCTGTCAACACTTCAGATTCAGTTCGTTTTGGAGTGTTCTTGAAATATGACTCTTTTAGAGTTTCAAGTTTCTCCTTATAAGATTCTTCACTCTCAAACTCAACACCTTCGGAAAGGGAAGAGAGCTTATCTTTCTGAGAAGTCGATAGACCTTCAGAAACATCGGCAAGAATACCACCAGCAGTCGCCTCAGCTAGGCGCTTGTTGATAGATATGTTCTTCTCGATTTGCTCGTTGAGTTTCGTCTCCATATCATCAAGTTTTTCTACCATGTTAGCCACGACATCATATTTCTCTTCAGGGATTGATACATAATGTTCTTCAAATAGTGACTTCATTCCAGTAAGGAACGATTCAGTCATTTCTGTTTTAAGTCCTGCTTCAACTTGCAGGGAGTTTGCAGTGAACCATTCATCAGCAACGTACTCCAAATAGGAATCCATACGTTCGATGAGTTCACCCTTCATGGACTTAACTTCTTCTACAAGTTTAGCCTCATGATGCTTTTCTAAAGCCTCTCTAAGTTCAACGGCTTTAGTCTTCAGAGCGGCCTCAAAGATTGTCTTAGCCTTGTCTCTGAAATCTTCACTAAGTTCTTCACCGCCAAGGAGAGCATTTACATCCTCCTCAACATCTACTTCATCATTAATTTCAGGAAGTTCTTGTACAACTTCTTCTTCTACTTTTTCTTCTTTAACTTCTGGATTCTCAGCAACTACTTCTTCTGTAGTAGTCTCATCCTCAGAAATTATCTCTTGGTCATCTTTAACTTCGACCTCATCTCCCGACTTGAGAGCATCTTTTGCTGTAAGTCCTTTCATTGGATCTCCGTTTGCATGACCTTTCACAGATTTAAGGTTCTTCCCATGAGCGCCATCTGGAACCCCCGTGCCTGTTTTGACTTTATTAGAGTCATCGTCAGGTTTAGAATTAAATGGAGTGGGACCACCGAGGTCTTCCCATGTGGGAGAAGTACCACCAGTTGTCAACTTCGGCATAGCCTTATCACCAGCGATTGCATTTTTGGTGACGGCGTTCTCCATTTCTTGTAAATTTTTCCCACGGGTCATTTGAACAGCTCCGATTTTTACCTTGTAAAATTAATCTATATTTATTTATTATTTAAAGATTTTGCAAGAAATCGTTAAACAGATTCAATTTCTGTTCATCGAGTCTTTTTTGATCTACAAGAGTATTAATCCTCTTGTAAGTTTTTCCTGCAAGTTGTTCTCTAAGAACACCACCATCCCAAACCCAGTTCTTGCCTTCCATAATTCCATCTACAAATGCATCTGGAGCTGATGGATCTGCAACAATGTCTGCTGCAGTAGCAAGAGTGAAATCTTCTCCCACCATACTGTATCCTTCATTGGTTGGTTTCAATGAACCAACACCTCTTGAGGAAACCCCAAGTTGAACACCTTCACCTAATAAGGAAGAAGCAATCTTACCCATTGGTGTGGATAGGATTTGAGCTTTACCGACAAAGTTATTACCTTCCCTGTGAAGGTCAGTAATTTTATGTGAAACTCTATCGAGGTTAACAGTTGGTCCGTCGGGATGACCAAGCTCTCCTAAGGCACGACCTTTTTGAACAAAAGATTCGTTATACCTAGTTACCTCTCTATTCAGAATATCAACAGGATAGTATCTATTGTTTCTATTCTGCTTATTCCCTTGAAGAAAGATGCCTTCAATGAAGAGATTCTTTTTGCCGTTACGTTGTTCAACGATAACTTCAACTTGTGTAATTTCTTCCGTGATTAACTTCATCAGGCATCCCCCGAAATTTGAACTTGTTGTGCAAACAATTGACCAGCCGTTGTATGATCAGTTACAGCTGAAACTGCCAATTGTCTTCGTGCCTCAGCAGCAGTCACGACTACATTATCAGAGTTAAGAGTACGACTATCATGATCAGTGGTAATCCTTTCAGAAAAATATCCAGGGTTTTGATAACTGTTAGCAGCAGTATTATTAATGGAAAGTACTTTTGCAGTTGTATTAAATCCAGTAACACCAGTGCATCCACTTATTACAATAACATCATCTACTTCGAATGGACATCCAGTTCCTTCTGGAAGATCGATAGTAGTTGAAGCTCCCTTTGTTATCCCAGCAATTCCTATAGAACTAACTCTACCTAATGATAAAGTTGCAGAAGTATTTGCAGGAACATAGTAATCTGCAGTAGTTGCAGGCCCTGTTGTACCAATCGCTACATGTTGACCAGCATTTTTTGCAACAACTCTAAGAGTATCAGACTGAACTGTAAAAGTTTGTGATGCACTTGTTTGATTAGTCGCAAAACTAAATCCAGTACCTACGGGTTGGTGTGCCATTAAATTTCCCCTTCTGATTCGTAATCGCCAGTTTCACCATTTACCTCATATTCTGCAGATGCAGCGTCATCATACTCAACTTCATCTTCTTCTTGATCAGCAAATAAAGCAGCGGCTGCATTAGGTCTGGAACCTTCCACTCTTTCTGCAGATTTAGCATAAAGAACATTCTTAATACCGTCACTAATTTCTGAAGGAGATTCATCAGCAATAATCAAATCCATTAATTCATCCATGAGACAAAAAGATATACCTATGTTTTATTTATATTTCACCACCTTTGGGTGTTTTTGGTGTACTTGGTCCATTTACTGCACTAGCATCGACTTCCATATCTTGAGGAATATTACCCATTCCTCCATCAGCACTAAGTGCTGCTTGTGCTAACATCATTTCATCTTCAGTTGGAGGGATAATTCCGGCTTCCTTTTCAGCAGCCATTTGTTTATCTTCTTCTAAAATCTCTTCGTCGGTTTGACGTAGAATCTTACGACGAACATGATCAACTGAATAATACTTACCAATATATGGGTCTGCTTGTGCAATAAGACCTAAACGCTCATTCATTAACTCAGCTTCTTTAAGTTCTGAGAAATGATTGTCATATAGGTAATCATATTGAATGTGATCACTCATTTGATCCCATTCTTCTGGAGTAATGATATTCTTAAGAATAAGTTGAGTTCTAAGAATATCATGGAAAAGTCTACTAAACCTCTTCCTCATTCTTCCAACAAACTTAGTAAACTTAAGTTCATCTCTTAGAATTTCAGAAGATCTTCCGAGACTAAATCCATCATCAATACTCATTCTTGACTCTGGTACTCCAAGAGAACGATAAAGTTTCTTTTGGAAATACTCAACGTCAGTTAGTTCACCAAGATTTTGTCCACCTGGAAGAGTAGAAATTTCAGTTCCTCTACCACCTTCTCTTCTAGGAAGCCAGAAGTCTTCCATCATGGACATATATTTTTTATCATCTCTAATTTCACCAGTCTGTGCATCGTAAGTTAACTTGTTACGATACCGACTCATTACTTCCTTAAGATATTGTTCAGCTTTAATCTTAGGAAGGTTACCTACATCAATATAGAAAATTCTTCTTTCTGGAGCACGAGACAACCTATAGATAACCAACGAGTCTTCAATCATTCGTAGTTGGTTAAGTGCCTTAATTGCTTTATGCAAATAAGAAAGTGTTGTGTGCTTATTTCTATCTACTAAACCAGAAGTGCAATATGCAACAGCATCTTTTGCAAGTTTTATTGCATCTCTTTGTTGAGCAGTTACTGCAACAGAACCATATTGGTTCTTTTGAACAGTATTAGGTGTATAAATGAAATACTCACTTATACCTGGGAAATCAAACTTTTCTGGATTATCACTAGACCCAGCCATTCTAGCATAGTCTGCGATAGAACCTTCTGCATCTTTTTGTGTCTTCTTAACTTCCCTTACATACTTAATTTTTAACGCATCAATAAACCTTAATTCTTTAATACCTTCTTCTGGTTTATCAAGGTCAATAACCTTATGATAATAGATTCTACCGTCTACATACCAGTTTCTGAATATTTCATGCGATTTTTTATCAAAATCCAGCATATCTTTGATATACTGGAACTCTTCACGGATGATATCTTTTACCTTATCACCCACTTTCAAGTTAGATAATTCAATTTCTACTGGAGTATCATTTAAATCTGATACAATAGCTTCACTAATAATATCTTCTACTGCACCATCGACTTCTGGATGAAGTGCCATTTCACGATATCTTCTAAGAAGATCATATTCAGTTTTAAATACACCTTCAACATCCAGATATTGTCCATAAAAACCAGACGCAATAAAATAGTCTGACCCATCCTCCTCAGTTTGGGGAACGGGTGAGACTACTGTTTTCGACGCTTTCTTATAAGAATCGTCAATGGAAAATCCAAAGAGAGATGGCATAATATTATAGTTACGTTAACTGGTATCTTATAATAGTATTTATGTAGCTACCTGATTGGTAGTATACCTTGCAGTACCCTTAGTTGTCAAAAGACTTTCGCCTGATGTACTAACTGGTTGCCACCACTGGACTTGGAATTCAACTTGATATTCTTGAATCTGGTCTTGATTATCGTATGAAAGATCTATTGCACCAATACCAGTTGGGAAACATCCTCTCATTTCGTATGACCTGAGAATAGGAATGTTACCATCACCAGATTTTGGTCCTCTTCCAAGTTGATGTACTTTGAAGTTTGTCTGATAAGAGTTTGGATCAACAACTCCACTATCGTATTCATGGTTATTGATATTATTCATCCATGATTCCATAGACTGTCTGATAGAGAAGTTTTGATCATTGATGACTGTAATAGTCCAAGTTTCAAACTTACGGTCACCAGCAATTTTTAAAATACGACCTCTAAATGGAACTTCAATAGACTGAATTTGTGAAGCAGGAAGTGATGCAGCTTTAACTAGAAATCTACTGTCTCTATCAACACCATCCTGAACTAAACCATATCCGTCGGGCCAAGCAAGTTCAACCTCAAACAGATTCGGTCTAACACCACCACCAACTAACTTACCTTTGAAGTCGTCGATAGTTCTTTCTCTGAAAGCTAATGCCATTTGTTAATACTCTCCTTAAATGTGTTTGGTTAAAAAATAATTAAACTCGACCAGTGACTTCTTCGAAGGAAACCCCAGTTCTAGTTGCAACGAAGGTTAGACCAACGAAGTTGATAGAACGTGCAGGTTTGATGAAGATGTCAGCTTTAAATTCATTAGCATCAATAACATCAGGAGTGTTATTTGTTTCATCACAGATAACAACAAAATCACTGACGCCTCTCTTAGACTGAACATCACGAAGGTAAGGTTCTACGATATTACGGAAATTAGAACGTGTAATTTCATCGTTGAACTCAAAGAGTTGTGCTCTTGCAGCAACTTCAATAGTTTGTTCAAGTGTTAAGAATAGTCTTCTAACATTGATTCTATCGAATGCGGATGCATATCCTAATGCAGTCTTGTCACCAAACAGAACGAAACCAGCACCAGGAGAGAAGATAACAGGGTTAACTCTTCTAGTATAAAGACTATCTCTCTGAACCTTACTTGGGTTATAAGCAAGTTTCACTGCATTTAAAATAGATCCTCTTTGAGAACCAGCAGGTGAGAACCAAGGATATTGTTCAGAAGATGTTCTAGCCATCAAACCAGCAATATCTGCATTTAGTGGGATATACTGGAATGTATTATTGAAACGGTCATATTGATACTTATAACCAGAGTCAATAACAGCATAAGAAGATGAAGTTAATGCGTCAGCATATGCAACAACATTATCTGTTTGATCACTAGACTTTGTAACATCAACAGTAGCGCCTCTATGAGGTCCGACTACAGCGATACAATCCTTTCTACTTTCAGCAATCTGAATGAGTTTATTGGACTTTGCTTGTGAGTCTACTTTAGAAGTAGCAATACCTGGTCCTTGAATTAAGTAGTTAACTGAGTACTCAGCCTCATTTTCAAATAACTCATAACCACCAATGATATCACCAAGACCACAAACATATCCACCAACAGCAGTTGCAGCACCAGCACCAGCAGAGTAATCTTTACCACTTGCTAAAGTATAAAGTGTGTTACCAACTGAGTTGAAGTCAACATCCTGAGTATCAGTTCCCCAAACATTACTGGTTGCAGTTGCTGTGAAAGCAGTTGAGATACCAGATGAGAGAGAACCATCTCCAGTTGCAACTCCGACATAAATGTAGTTGGAGTTGTCTGCAATATAATCCTTATAATAAACTTTTGTTCCTAATGCGTTTACGTTATCCTTAGCCTTAGATAGGAATGAGAAACTCTCAAGAATAGTTCCAGAAGTACCTGAAATCTTTCCACTGTCATCAACAACAACTACATGAAGTTCATCATTAGATGAATTTCTTGAAGCTGCATATCCACTAGTACCTGGTTTTGTAGCAACAGTCTTCCAAGGAATTGAACCATTACTTAACTGAAGTGATTGATCACCATACCAGTCAGTAACAGAATTAATAGTAGAAGCAGTTGAGAAACCAATTTGTGGTCCAGCAATAGTTGAGTTACTACCAAGAATACTAATTCCATTTTCTCCTGGAATACCCTTAGCAATACCACCATCACTAGTTGCAGCACCTACTCGGAAAGCAAATGGTCCATTTTCCGTATATTCAACTGGGAAGATAGTACCAGCAGCAGAAACTCTATTAAGAACTTTAACATCTATAGTACTGGTTCCTTTACCAACAATGATACCTTGAAGATAACCATCGTTAACGGAAGTTGTTCCTACACCAGCAACAACAGAAGTATTTGCTTGAGTTACAGCAACACCAACTGTTGCAACACCAACAGCTTTATCACCTATATTAATAGTCTGGTCTGCAGCACCGTCAATAACACAAACCTTAACACCTTCTGCCCAACTTCCTGGGTTTCTTGCAGCTACTCTATAAGCAGTAGTATCTTCATAATTATTCTTATAATCTTCATAAGACTTTATCTTCACGTTAGTTGTTGATGCAACACCAACTGGACCAACGTTAGCATTCTTAAGATTTCCACCATCAACCCTAGCAACTCTTAAGATACCACCATACTGCAGGTAGTTAGATGCTGAGTACCAATATTCATACTGTCTATCAGAAGAAATTGGTTTTCCAAAAGTGTCAATTAAGTCCTGTTCGTTCTCTATTAAAATTGGTTCTAAAACTGGACCTTGTGCAAAGGGACCGACAATGGCACCTGTTTGATCACTTATAGAATCAATCCTTCCAACAGTAAGGTCAATTTCCCTAACCTTTACTCCTGGAGATACTAAACCTATGTTAGCCATTTAAGTTCGCTCCCCGTAGATTTCTCAAAGTTTTTTTCTAAGATTATTTATTATTTTTACAACCTTAAAGGTAATCCCACATATATGAACGGTCTCCATACTCATCTGTATGCCATCTATCACCCTCGGCATCCACAAAACTTGACTCTTCTGTTCCATCTACAATGAACCCAAAAGGAGCCATATCTTGTTCTATTTGATCTCTCTGATCTTCATAAATTCGTTTTCTTACATCTTGATCAGTAAGTTCTTTAAAATAGTCCTGTGCAACTAACCATGCATATATGACAAGACACATTGCAAGGTCATCATTACATCCTTCTTCTGCTTCAAATGAATTATATTTTTGAATAAATGTTGTCAGTTCCGCAATAATATCATAGTCGTTAAATATAACCTTATCATCTTCTATTAAAGTCTTTAAGTTAGAACATCCAACTTTCTTAACTGTTTTGGACATCTTAACTCCAAGTTGTGTCTTCTTACCAGAGAATCCCTGACCAACAACTTGACCAGCTCTACCTCTCATAGAACACATTAAGAGATTAGTATACTCAAGATCATAATGAAGAATACTTGCAACTTGATCACCAATATCATTTACTTCACATAAAATATATGCACTATTATAAGCCTTTGATACATCATGAATAATGCTTGGGAATAACATTGGTTTCACTTCATTATTCTTATACTTTCCTACAACCCTATGTGGGAATGTTGTAATATCTACAACAATGAAAGCAGAATAATCAATTCCTACTCCACGAGCAACGTCAACTGTAACAATATAATCATGGTTATCAATAGGTTGTTCATAAATATCCATCCCCTTACTTTGTTGAAGTGGATCTTCATAAACTAATGTACGAAGTTTAGACGGTGCAATAAGAGTATCAACAGATCCTAAGAATTCACACTCAAACTCAACCTTAAACTGTTGTTCAGATGTGTTAGCAATAGTTTGTTCTTTCCAAACAGCATCTCTGCCTGGAACTTCTGACCAATGAACCTCTGTTGCAACATATTCGTTTTTACCTCTTTCCGCATCATGCCAATATCTGTAAAAATGATTCATCCCGTGAGGGGTTGAAACCATTATGACTTTTGTTGATTTACCAGACGTAATAGTAGGATAAACAGAGGCAAAGAACGAATCAGCAATGTGATTTGGGACGAACGCGAACTCGTCGAGAAAGAGGATGTTAAACGACATACCTCGGACAGCAGATGCAGATGTAGAAGCTGCCAATATCTTACTGCCATTTTCTAACTCCAATGAACCTTTATTCCAAGATATTATACCCTGTTGCATCCATTTAGGTAAGTTCTCGTATGCAGTTTGTAACCGACTGAGAAGTTCCCTAGCAGTTGCAGCTTTGTTTGCAAGTATGCCAATATTTACACTATCATTAAAAACAGCATAATGTAATAGATATGCAACCACAGTAGTAGACTTACCAGTCTGTCGTGGCATCTTACAAATATTAAATCTATTCTCGTGGAAATTTGTTATTAATTTCTCTTGGAAATGATAAGGTTTAAAAGGAGTTAAACCCTCATCAAGAGAAACAATTTTTACGTGTCGTTTCGCAAAATAAACAGGGTCTTCCTTACAGGCTACAAATTCAAGAATTTGATCCTTAGTAAATTCTTGTTGAACATTAGCCTTCTTTAGGTTCGGATTACCGAGATAAATTTCATCAACTTTCATAATATTTTTAGTTTTTTACTTAGACGAACTACGTTCTGGATTCTCATCAGCAGCATCTGGAAAAATACCAACTGCTTTTTGTGCTCTTACCTTTAACTTCTTCTTTGCAGCATCAGCAGGATCTTTATATTTAGTTCCTTCTGGATACTTATGTGGAGGAGTTTCTTTTTTCTTGAATACAGAACTTACAGCTTTTCTATATTCCCCAAAACTCTTTCCTTCACCATAGAGTTTAGGACCACCTGCTTTCTTGTGTGCTACATTACCTTCATTCTCGTTTGGATTTTTTATTGCAAGCTTACGCATCTTATCTATTTTCTGCACCTTCTTAAATTTTTCTTTATCAATCTCATAACTTTCTTTATTATGTTGAGCCCATGCATAAGCATAAGCTTTCTTTTCGCCTACTTTTTTCTTTAAAGCTTTAACTTGTTTCTCTCTTCCTGGAGGTGCCTCTTCACTAACACCTTTCATAGGTTCTGGTTTTACAAGATCAATAAATTCCACATAACCAAACTTACCTTCTACTTTAACAACATCATCCTCAGAAATAACATCACCTTCTAATTCATAGGACTGCATATTTACAGTTCTAGATTTATTCACTTGAGTAACACTATGAACATCCTTAACAGCTTTACCAACTGCTTTCACACCTGATTCTACACCTTTTACAAACTTATTATTCTTAGTTGCTGCTTGATGACGTTCAACACCTTTCTTAACTGCACTAGTAATCTTACTGCGAAGTCCAGACTTAATTCCATCCTTAGTTGTTGATGTCTTTTCAGGTTGAGTTGGTTTTACTTTTGTTACAGACTTTTCAACCTTCTTTGCAGGAGCACTTGGTTTTGCTAGTTTTGGTTTCTTAAGAGATCTTTCAGCACGAGCACGACCAAGAGTATCCTTTGGAGTACCACGAGGAACTACATCAGATTTGTTTGCTTTGATCTTCTCAACTTCTTTCTGAACAGTCTTCTTAGTCCTTACATTCATCTTACGAGCAGGTCTCTCTTCAGACAAAAACTCTGACTTAATAACAAATTCAACAAAAGTATCAAGACCAACTTCTTCAATAATAAGATCTATTCCTTCAGCAGTAATTCCTTGTTCATAAAAATACTCAACAGCATCATTTATTTCTGGTTCATAGGACATCTTAAGTCCCATTGCTCTCATTTGATTCTTTATATTACGATACTTAGTTCCCATTGATCTTGGATCTTCATCTTCCTCTCTTTTTGGAAGTTTCTTCTTATCTTTAGGGTTTAGAGAATTTCCATCTTTATCATAACCATACTTAGCATCTTCTTTTACCAACTCTCCATCCTCTCTAACTTTATGTCCTTTAGGAATAGGTTTGCATTTTGATTCATCAAAACAATAATATTCTCCTTCGGGGCAACTTTTCTTCCCCTCAGTTCTTGTTTCTCGAAAATCTTTAAAATTCATTCTATTCGAAGACTTCTCCAGATTTATTTATACTTTAACTAGAGTTTTGACCATTTTGAAAACAGTCGATGTTGCAGACGTAGGTGTTGCTTTTAATACTATTGCATTATCATCATAGTCAGTTTCAAAAACAGCTAATGATGAACCAGTCTTTATAATTGCATATTCTGTACCATATGCAGTCGTTCCATTATGAACAATGTATATTTCTGTGATGTGGTATTCCGTACCTCTTGTTACTTGAATATTATATTTTACTGAACGGTATACCGTACCATTAGAAGAATCAATAGCTTGTTGACTTGTAGATGTTGTTGTAGCGGTTGCACTAGAGATAAAACCGTTGGTTAAAAGTAAATCGCCAGATACACCATCACTTGCAGTAACTATACCAGCAGATACATTAATACCATTTTTGGTTACATTGATTCCATTACGTGCAGTAATAAGACCAACAGCATCAACATTAGTTACATCCTCATAAGTAAGTGTTCCACCAACGGAAACATTACCAGTAAAGTTTGCACCAGCAGCAGTTATAATACCAGAATAATTTGCATCACCACTACTATCAGCAACTTTACTACCACCAACCAAAATACTATTAGTAGCAGAATCTAATGTAATTCCTGTACCAACAGTTACCTTATCTGTAGTAGGATCTAAAGTAATAGTACTTTGACCAATTGTTAATACACCAGTTATACGAGCAGTACCTTCAACCCAAAGTGCATAATCAGACTTAGCAGTAGTACCCATTCCCACATTCTTTGTGGTACTAATACCAATAGGATCAACTGTCCATGTAGTACTAATGCCTGAACTTGGTACAAACTTTAATTTTTCTGAAGATGCATCATATTCTAATATCTTTCCATCTGAAAGATCATCAGTATCAACATCATCTAATCTTAAAAGTCTAACCTCACCAGAACCAGGTCCATGAGCTAAAACTTTATAAAGAATATTCCTAAGTTCTTTAACTTCAGCTTTTATAGTTGCAATATTATCTTCATCTGGTTCTTTCTCTTTGAGTTCTTCTTCAAGTTGAGTTTCAATAAACCTAATAGCCTTTGCTACAGTATCTTCATCTGCATCATCTTGTATTTCCTCTTCTACTACTATTTCTTCTTCCTCTTCTTCTAATGAAGAAATATCTATATCTTCAGGGACTCCAATAACAGTATTTTCTTTAATATCTCTTGGTTTATCAATAGTCTCTAAAATAGTATCTAACTGTTGTATAAAAACTTCTTCTTTCTTTTTCTTTTCTTCTAATTCTACTTTTGCCTCTGCAAAGTCTGTAAAAACCGAAGTGGTTAATTGATCAATATCAACATTAGCATCTTTCAGTAAGTTATCAAACTCCTGTTCTTTTTCTTTCTTAGCCTGACCAATCAGACTGAAAAATTCTGATAGTTCTGGTGACTTCATTTATCATCCTGATTCTTTTGTGCTTTTATCAACTTCGAAAGTTCTGCAGTAGAACCTACAAATAAAGCGTTTGTAACATTTGTTGGACCTTTATTTGGTTCTTCATCAAGTTCCTTCATTTTCTTCTGAAGATCAATAAGTTTATCTGTAGTGTCACCAACACTCTTAATCATTTGACCAGCAACTTCATAAGCTCTTGCACTATCACTTTCTTGAGCAAGTTCTAAAATACCATTAAGTGCCTCTTGACCTTTTTCAATAATACTATAAAGATTACCTCTAGTATATTCATAGTCTTGTTTCACCTGATTTACTTCAGATGGTTTTTTAATCACTTTAGTAGCATTCTCTTCTACTGAAGAAATAGAAGATTCAATATCAAGAGATTTTTCTATAGAATCAAAGTTTTTCATAATGACCTCAAATATCTATTCCTTGAGATGGACTATAGTTCTTACTGTCAGTGAAGAATGAAGTTGTTTCATTAAATCCAAAGTCATCACCAAATTCAACAAGTGCATCATCAGCAGCATTCAGAATATCAACACTAGCCTCATGGAGATGTTCAGCAATAGTAGTTCCATCATATCCTCTATTAACTGTTAAAGTAGTTGCAGTCTTAGACTTAACGTACATAATCTCATCATCAATAATAATTCTATCACCTTTACTAATGGCAGTAGTACTGCTAAGTTTAATCTTAGTTACTTCAGTAGTAATTCCACCATCAACTACAGCTGCATCGTCATCATCATAATCCTTAAGTGCAGCAGGAGTTGCAGTATATCTCTGAACTCTCTTAGCAGTCTGAACTTGAGTATCCTGATAATAATCAACGTCAATCTTCTTAATGAGTCCAGCAGTACTATCAGCAACTGGTCCGAATAGATATGTCTTTGCACTAAATGCTAAAGTATGAATTATAAGAGTTCTTTGAGAATAATCACCTTCATACTCATCTCTCTGTGAAATACTATCTAACGTTATTGGTATATCTTTCTTTTCTCCAATAGCACTAACAAGGTTTATAGTTACACTAAATGCAGGTTGAAAATATGGAAGTATCTGTTCTACTATTTGAAGAGAGTCGTCATTTAGATTTGTAATAATATTCAATTCAAACTGAATATTATAAGGAACAGGCATATAAACTTTTCTTGCTTTCTGGTTATCACCTGCTGCTACAAAAGTCTGAGTAACACTTGTCTTTCTTGCTGGATCGTATTGAATACCAGTCATCTCAAAAGAGATTCTTGGAAGAGTTATTGCAAGTTCTTTATTTAATTGCGGTCTCTGTTCTATTCTTGCTAAAAACTTCTGAATTGGACCATAAGCCAAAGGAACTTTCATCACACTAAAGTTCGCTCCACCCGAACCTTTATGACGAATATGAATATTATTAAACAGTGTACCAAAGGCAATTACTGTCTTTCTCAGAATCTCATGGTAGAAATAAGTACCTAACATATCTAAACTTTCTAATTATTTAGAAGGAACCAAATGGATTGCGTTCTGTAAAGTCTAACAGATCGTCCCCTTCTGTTTCTATCTGTTTGTTTTCGTTGAACATATTTCCATACATGTCTGGATCAGCAAACTCAGTTGGAGTATCATAGTCAACGGATTCTATTATATAGGAAGCACCAGATTGATTACCAGTTATCTTCTCACCAACTCCAAATTGCATTGAAGTAAGCATAGAAATATCTAAGGTTCTGGATGATGCATCCCAAGCCTTAACTCTTGCAGTTTCTCCAGAAGAAGAAGACACTTGAACTACCTCATTGAATATGTAATCTCCAGCAGCAATAGTTGTTGCAGCACCAATAGTAATAGTAGGTGCAGATGTATATCCAGCACCAGCATTAACCAATCTAATAGCACTAACAGTTCCACCAACCATTACAGCCTCTGCACTAGCATCTACACCACCAGAAGGAGCAGTAGTAATTGCAACATTAGGAGTTGTTGTATAACCAGTACCACCAGTAGTGATAGTAACAACACCAACTGCACCCAAAGTAGTAATTCCTGCAGTAGCAATACCAGTTCCAGGAATGGTTACAGTAGGAATTCCAACATACCCACTACCAGGATTAATTATAAGTATCCTATCAATTGATTTACCAGTTGAAATACCAGACCTTTGGGTCATGATAGCAACAGCTTCTGCATCTACACCAGGAGATGTACTAATTGAAACTGCTGGTGCAGCAGCATATCCATATCCATCATCTTGAATATAGATCTTATTAACTGCATTGTAAACAACACCACTGCTTGCAGTAGCAGTACTTCCAATACCAGCGAGTACTAATCTTGCAATATAACCCTTATCTTCAACAACCTCATCGATAGCAGCAACATCAGTATCGATAACCTCATCCTCATATTCAAAGAGTTCACATCTTAACTCATAAACATAAAGTTCTTTTAATTGATAGAAAGGCTTTTGATGTTCTACATATTTGATTTCAAATAAACTCTTAGAAAGTGGAAAGAAAACAATATCTCCTTCTTTTGGTCTGGAGAGATTATATTCATCATCTTTTTCTAAGAAAGGTGCAATTGCCTGTTCAAACCTTTCTCTAGAAATAACAAAAGTCATCTCATCTTGAGACCTTATCCCAAACTTTGTTAATATATCTCCTTGACCAACAAAACCATCATAATTGGAAACATAAGCTTCTAATGGAAAAGCATCATCAAACCTAGATTCAACAACTTCTCTTATGATAGTCTTTGATGTTACAAGTTTCCTGGGAAGGTAGTGACACTCAACCCCATACATTTTCAGCTGTTCATTTACAAGGTCTTGTACAAGACCTTGTTCACTTGTAGATCCCTGTAAAAAATGCGGATTTAACATACTGTTTAACCGATGAGATCAAGTGGTGGCATTTCATATGTAGTAGCCATTTTCATTTCTAAATCATCTAATTCTTTAACACCATCATCATATATCTGTCTACCATTAAGTTGAACCCCACCAGGAAGTTGAACCCCCTGGAATTTAATCAAGTTCATACCCCACTGTTTCTTAGATATTGCAGCAAAATACTTCTTGATAAATGGATCATTATAAACTCTAGTAAAGTCATTAGGGTCTAAGATCCTAAAACAATCAATAACAAACCAATCATTAACATTAACTTGAGCCCAGTCCGTATCGATATACAATCTATCTTGTCTTATATTAAACCTATATCTCATATCTGGATTTAATAAGAAAGTAATATCTTCCAGATAAGTTTGAACCATTGAATATTGTAACAAGTCAATAGAACCAAACTGATATAAGTCGTTTAAGAACAACTGATATTTGATATTAAAAAGACCATCATATACAGTATCCGATCTAATCTTAAATATTTGGTTAATACCAATTACTGATGGTGGTATTTGTAGATAATTTTGATTCTCTTCAAAAGAAAAAGATGTTGATAATCCTACTGAAGATGTAGCTGTTGTTGTAGTAATACCAATACTTTTACTTGCTCCTCTAGCACGACCTCTATCTATATCATCTTGCGTAATCTTATACTTCAGATACATACGGGCAATACCATCGTAATGCCTCTCTTGATATATCTGAATCGTATCGTCTAATAAATCTTGAAACTGTTCTTCAGCGACATTAATTTCGAGTACAGGATATCCAAGCTTTCTTTTAACATAATCGATCAATGTTGATCTAGAACTTGGTTGAGCCATCTATTCTTCCCCTTAAGTAGTCGAAATACCTGGTCTAACAATGATGTTGCCTTCAACAATTTTGAAGAAGGTAGAACCAGAACTCACATTTATATCATATAAGTATCTTCCTTCAGAAAGACTTCCAGTAACAGTAGAACCCATTGAAAGAGTTACTCTTCCATTTGTAGTTCCAAGAGTTACACCAAAAGTGTTAGCAGTTCCAATAACAGATTTCTTCATATTGCTGTATCCAGTATAATTTGTGAAATTTATACTAGAACCAGCTGAAGTCTTAACAGTGAATACAGAATTAAAATCCACCCCAGAAAACATAGTTAAGTTAACACCATGCGGGACGGCAACTTCTGGATCAAATGTAATTACCTTTTCTGCCATTTTTGTTAACTATTTAGTTTCTGGTTTAATGAGACCAACAAGGATTTGATGTCATCTATGTCGGTTTTCATATTATCAAGATCATCTTTCATGTTTTCAAAATCTTCAGCTTTTGCATCCATTGTCCTTTTTCTAGACATGTATGAGTTATAAGCGCTGGTATTTTTATTAACAATAGCTCCAGAATCACTATCTCTATAAAGTCCAGGAGAATTTTCTACAGGAATAAATTCAGTCATTATGCAAGTGCAATAGCTCTAAGTTCTTTAATCAATGGTGGTGTTGCTTGATTAGTTCCAACCATATCAATCTTGATTTGGAACTTACTAAATGGTGGAAGTTCACGAGAATTGAATGTGTGATCTTTAAACTGACCACCTATACTTGAAGTAACCTTAGTATCAGGAAGTCCATTATTATCAGCAACATTTTTAATCTTTCCATTCTGGTCTATATTAGTATAACCTGGGAATGGTTCAAAGTTTTGTGCTAGACTATTTTCAGTAGAACCCTCAGTAATAATCTTATAGAAACATCTAATATCACTTGCAATAGGTCTCATAGCAGCAAATTCAACCATCAATGATGTTGCTGGATTTTGTAGAGTAACTAACTTAGAAACATATGTTGCAGAACAAGGATCATCGCCAGTAACATCTATTCTACGATCCTTAGCAAAGTCGGATACTGGATTATTAATTCTATTAGTAGTTGTAATTAAACTTACACGATCCAAGTCAATAACTGGTGAAAGGTCTGCATCAGTACTAGTCATATTAACTTCGAAAGTCATAGACTTATTACCAGGAAGATTAGTAACTTTGTTATTCTCATTCACCTTAGAAGCAATCATTCTTGGAGTATCAAATGGATTCTGTCCACCGATATCCACATTATCAAAACCTTGATCAACAAAGGACTCTTCAGAACCACCCATACTAGTAGCAGAAATAGTTCTAACTCTTGCAGAAACACCAGTACCTGGAGGTGTCATTGTTTGAACATTAGGCGTTAATGTTTCAAACTGCATATTTTGAGATGCAGTAATACGTTTTCCGCCTGTTCGTTTCGTTGATGTAAAGTACCTATTAGATAAAGAACCACCACTTCTATCTGAACCATTGCTGTTCATATCAACTTTAAGATGATAGTAATCAAGATCTTTTGCATTTGCGATAGTTACCGCAGGATCATTCATATCATGAGTTCTATTAATCCTTCTGAGAGATACTCCACCAAGTTCATACTTTCTAACTTCAGTTCCTGAAGGATATGAGAACGAACCTGATGCATCAACACCTCTAGTTGTAATACCTGTAATAGAACCAGAAGAAGTTCCTGTGTAAGAAATAATTTCATCACCTATTTCTAAGTATCCATAATTTGTAGTTCCAACTCCAACTCCCTCAAACTCACTAAAGTTAGAAGAAGAACTGACAGAAATATCATCAGTTGAAGTGTTCGATAAATCTGCAGTAAGTGTAGTTACAGGAACATCAGATTCAACACGACTAATAGTTACTAAGTTATTGAAAGCGTGCATTCCATGAGCACGATGACTAACTTTAAAGTGTAAACCATCACTAGCGGAATCAATATCAAAGGAATTAACTGTAACTCCCTTACCAACTACAACAACGTTAGAACCATTATTATACGTAATAGTGCCTACACCTGTATTAAATGAACCTTGAATATTTTCAAGGAGAAGAGTATTATTTGAAGTAACAACTCCAACTGCAAGTACGGCTCCACTACCATTTCCAAGACCAAGAGTACCAACTCCTACAGTATCTCCAAGAGCAAAGTTCTGTCCACCCGTTGTAACTGTTACCGCAGATATTTGTCCATTATTTACAGTAACATTACCAATCATTCCAGTACCAGAACCACTTAATGTTGGAAGAGGTATATTGGTATATGCAAGAGAACCAGTTTGAGGAGTATAACCAATACCAGGATTAACAATAGTAAAGGTTTGAGCACCTACACTAGCAATACCTGCAACTCCAGTAAGTGTAGCAGAGGCATATAGATTTCCTTCTTGGGTAACAGTTACTCCAGGAACAAATCCTGCAGGGGTTGAGAATGTAGTACCAAGACCTACAACTGCCTTTCTAGAAAGAACTTCAATAGCATTGTTTTGAAGAGTAGGAATCTGACCATTACCTTCAGCAAGATCTGGATTATAGAATCTTGCAGTACCAGGAGTGTCAGTATTAAATTCAGCCTTATAAAGATTGAACTTCATATCTTCATACTGACTTGGATCCCAAGTAGTACCGTTCTGAGACTTAAAGAGTGAACCAAGATATGGCTGTTGACTAATCATCACCTGTTGTTCATCAGGTAAGTTAGCGGTTGAAATATCAATTTCACCCATCCTTGAAATCCAACAGTTATAGTTTTCTGCAGGAGTTACAAGAACAATAGCAAATTCGTTCTCACCTGCTAAGTAAACTGGAGATTCAAAAGTGAATCTAGTTGGAATAGAAGCATCCTCGGATATATTAACGTCTTTTGGTTCTTTAACAACAATAGCAAATGGTAATATCTTAGAAGTTGGAAGACCTGTTTCAACAGTTCTTACCTGCAAAGTCAAAGGAAGTTCTGCATCTTTATCTCTCATAAAGACATCAACTGATGTTAAGAATATACCAGTTGCTTCCTCAACTCTAAATGTTTGAGCAAGTGGGTCATAGTACTGAACAGCAGATCCAATATCAGTTTGTCTTTCACCTGGTCTACTAACAATTCTATCTTGAATAACTCTTTGTTCTTCTGTAGTTAAACGTTCAATTTGTGGAGTCTTAATACTTAAAACATTTTCTTGAATAGTATCTAATTCACCTTGTGCATAGAAATTAGTTTCAGCAGAACCAGTAACTGTTCCACCAATCTCCGAGTTAACAGAACTAGTGGTCATCCGTAAAGTTTTAGTACCAGTTTCCCATCTTGGATTAGCTTCAACATTTGGATTTGGTATATTGAAGGAACAAATTAAGTTACCAATAGAATCACTAATCATTCTAACATCAGATATAGTAGCTTCTGCACCACTAGTCTGACCTTTTATCTTCATCCCTTTTGTAACATGACCATAGAATGTTCCAGTAACTTCACTAGCAAGACTAAATGTATCAACATTCAATAATGAAGAAGAAGTAGAATAACTTGCAGGAAGAGTTGCATTATTTACATAAGGATTAAGTCCAAATACATCAGTAGGATCATTATATGGACCATACTTATGATTTGGTGTAGCAAGTCTACATCTAAACTCTGGAGTACCCCCAGCAGTTACTGTAGATGCATTAAATCCATTAATAGTTTCACCAGTTTGGAATAAACCACTATCCATTGTAATTTCCAAAAGTTTTGGAGTCATATATTGGGTAACATCTACACCATCAAAGAATGTATAGAACTTAGTTCTAGGTTTCATTCTTGTATTTGTTACTTCAATATTTCTAGCTCTCATGAATGGGATTCTATCCCTACTAATCATTCTATCACCTAAAGATTCTTCAGTTTCAACTGGTGTTACCCTATACTGAATACCCTCTCTAGACTGATGATCTGTTATCTCAATATCTTGAATTTCTTGTCTATGAGTTAGAGTAACATCGGTAAACATTCCTCCACCTCTAGGAACCCAATTACCATTATTCAAAGCTTTCACCATTCCATAATCAGGAATATAATTAACATTTTGATGGTTGGCTAAATTAGCCGTGACTCCCATATCCTTCAATTGTTGAGGACTGATAGGACCATCAAGTTTTTCTGTAACAACTTCCGTTCTTGTTGTAATCTTTTCAGAACTCCAGTCAGTTTCCCAAGCACCCCAATCCATTTCACTCAAACCAGTTTGAGTATCGATACCAAGTTGTGCAATAACATTATCATATTCACTCGTTCTACGAATAACATTAGCATCTAATCTCTTAGTATCCATCCATATATCAGAGTCTGGATTAAGTTTAATGTCACCAGCATAGAAAACAATGAGGAATGGGTTAACATTCTCTACTCTAGATGCATATCCTTGCTCAAGGAATTTCTTCTCATTATAATCTAAAGTTACAAGTCTTCCAGTCTTCTTGACATTTGAACCATCAATATCTGTTACAAAATTAATATCAAGAGTAGGATTAGCAGTAGTACCAATACCAATTAATGACTGAGAACCAACAATAAGATCAATAGCAGTAGTATAATGTCCAGGTCTTAGGTATGCATTTTTAGCATCAATACTTGCAGAAAAGTCTGGATGAGCAATCTGATGTGCATCATGAGTCTTAAAGTTATCTACAAAGAATCCAGATTTAAACCTATTCAAACCATTTGCATCAGTTATGGACATATTCTTAGTATCAGACTCAAGAAGAGACAATCTTGTATAATACTCAACATTCTTCAGTCTTTCTTCAAGTCTTCCAATATCAGCCATCGTGAACCGTTTATGTTTGGTTCTGGTGATCATGACATCATTTTTAAGGTCATAAACATAAGGAGCTAAATCAATTGTAGCAACTTCAATTGCATCACCAACTGGTTGAGGTATAGTTGGAATATCTGCTGGAGTACCCTTTATATACTCCCAAGTACCATTAATATCAAGGAATAATCTATCACTTCTACCAAGATAATAATCATAACTTACAATAATAGATTCATCTGGTACTAAAGGATCTGGAATACTAGCACCATCATCAGAAAATATTCTTGACTTGAAATTAAATGGGGATACCGAAGTTGTTGTATCATATGTTTTTACTCTAGGTCTGATATCGATAAGATCACTAGACCTAAGATTATACATATTACTCATTGGAATTAGATCCTTAGAGACCTCTGGATAACTTGAGGCACTAAAGAAATCACCATCATCATCAGAATTAACAAAGAAGTTCTTAAATACAATCTTTAATCTATTCTTTGGTTCTCCAAAGTCTTTCTTTCTTCTAATATAAGAGTAATCATAATAATTTGCTCGATCATTTACACCAAGCATAAATTGTTCGGTTACGTTTCTATCTCCTCTAGTTGTAGCTCCAACAAGAGCAGCAACACCAGACTTATTACTCTTAACAGTTTCTCCAACAATAAACTCAGTTGAGTTAAGAGGAACTATACCAACATTAACAGTATTTGGTCTTTCAACAACCATACCAACAGCATTACTCTCAACACCTGTTAATCTTTCACCAATAATTAAATCTGTATTATTTCCACTTGGTCCAGAATATCCACCAAGTACTAATGAAGGTAGATCTGGATCTCCTGAATCATTTGATTCATAAACTGCAGCTAAAGATACAGCCTCTGGTACTTGTAGAGATATAAACTTATCTTGTACTCTAGTTCCATAAACATTACTATGAGTAAGTCCATCATTTAAAGTATTTGTTCCAATACCTGAAGCAGTTAATTTAGAACGATTTATAACAAGGGTATTTGCCTCATTAAGGTTCTTCTTCTTAGTTACTACAGTTCCCTTTAATACTGTTGCAAAAAGATTTGCTTTTCCTGAAGCCTTACTTAATCCAACAAAAGTTACTGTCTTCTTGTTGGCAGAAAGACTCATCTGACTTGCCTGCAATGGTTCTATAGAACCATCAGCATAAGATATAAAGTATCTTTCTTCATCAAATGGTTGGAAAAATAAATTCGTACCAGCATCAGGTGAAGTAAATGAATTACTTGATACATTAATACCAGAATATTGTTTTCTAAATTGAACAGTAGTATTAGTTACATCAAGACTCGCAATATTTTTATGATTAAGTGGAGTTGTAATAGTGTTATCGTTAACATTAAATAATGACCTTCTAATTGTTAACCCAGTAACATTTGTAGTTCCTGTAGGAACTCCACCATCCATAACATTTGGAACTGTTGTTATACCAACGACATTAACAGTAGTACCATCAGTAGATACTCCAGTAATTTTATTAAATGTTGGTACAGTTTTACCAGCTACAGGATAACTAATAATATTTCCTGAAGTTATAATACCAGCGAAATTATTACCAGCTGCAGTAATAGTACCCGTATTACCAGCACCCCATACTAAAGTCATTGAACCAGAAACTTGGTTAGAAAGTGACCTTGCACCATCCAGAACCATATCAGCTTCAAATGTAGATACACCTACAGAACTCTTGAATGACTTAACATCATTCATACCATAATCTGATACTTTTGTAATTACTCTACCTTGAGCTACACCATTAACAAGAATCGATTCATCTTTAACAAATTTACCTATCGTATCAACAAGGGTTAAATCAGTTTTATTTGCACCAGTTGTTCCATATACAAAACCTTGAGCACCACTTCTTGCACCTTCAATATGGTCTGAATCGGCAACTGAAGTTATAGCAATACCAACTTTAATTTTAGTAAATGTTTTAATATCAATAAGTCTTACTTCGTATTTGGTTGCTTCATTAACATAACTAGCTGATTGTGCTTTAAAGTCATAAAGTCTAGCAACACCAACTTCTTCTCCACCAGGAGCAATACCAACAGTTGTTAAACCAGCTCTTCTTGTACTAACAAGTGAGACAGTTGCGGTAGTACCTATACCTAAACTAGGAGAACCAAATACATTATTAACAAAAATAGGAGCACCAGTTGAATAATTAACCGACTCTTGTTCTATCTTCTTTGTAGTTCTTGGTTTTTCTACATCAATAAAAGTAGAAGCAATCTTTTGTATATCATATCCTTTTACATACGCTTTACCTGGAGATGCTTGAATTAACATCAAGTCCTTAGATGGCGTACCTCCCTGTTGAGTCTTTTGTTCTGAAGTATAAATTCCTTTATTACCAACCTGGTCATTTAATGACTCTTTTGCAAAGAGTTCAAAAGGTTTAACATAGTAATCACCAGACTCATCATACGTTCTAGCAGCAAGAGTATCACGAATTAAATTATACTGAGTATCTTTAACAAAACTCTGAAGAGTACCATTTTCAACACGAGCAATTTCTATAAAATTCTGATCATTCTTATCCTGTAAATCTTTCTTTGAAAGTTGAATAGTAATCTTAAGTCTATCTGCACCAGGAGCAGCAAAGTTTGTAAATCCAGATGCATTATCATTCAAATCTGGATCTTCATCAGCAGTTATAAATTCTTCCGCAACATCAAAACCAATTCTATAAGATGGTCTATTATTATACTGATCAAGAATTAGAGTTTCACTATGATTCTGAACAAAACAACCTCTTACAAAATAAACACCTTCACCAATAGACATTGCTGATCCAGTAGAAGATGCACCAGAAGCAATGGTAATACCAAAAGTCTCATTTTGAGCAATGATATTTAAACCATAAATTATATCCCTATCAGTAATAAGGTTCTCTCCATCAAAGAATTTCTCTGTAGAGAAATCTTCTGAACCTGACTTTTCATACTTAACATATAATGTTATATTACCTCTTTCTGATTCTTCGGATGTAAGAACTTTCCTTACTGTTGCAGTAACACCAGACCTTTCGCCAGTGATTCTAATACCCTTTAACTGATTAAGATATAACGATACAGGAATACCTAAAAATGTTGACTCAATTTCTACACAGAAGAAGTTATTATCATATGTAAGGTTACCTGGGATAACCTTTGCACCCTCTTTAAAAAAGTGAGTACCAAACTGTTCAATCTGATTCTGTAGAATAGACTGAAGCGTACTTAATTCTCTCGCCTGAACAGGAGTTCCTGGTTTAAAAAGTACCTTATAATAATTCTTAGCGCTGTCAAAATCGTCAAAGTACGGATTGACATTTAGGTTCGTTTCCTGTGGCATGGTTTTTTAGAATTCCAATACGATTTTAACGTCTTCTTTTTGTTGTGAGCTACGAGTAACAGCTGCTCTATTGTCTACGTAGATAATGTCGCCGCTGTACTTCTCAACCTCTGGATTAGCAACCCCTTTAACAAAGTTCATTCCAAGGTTATAAGTCTTATTATTTATTTGAGTTGTCACACCTGGAGCAACAGCAGTACCAAAGTTGGTATCTATATTCAGATTATTAGTACCACCAAATACAGTAGTACCTGCACCAGTTGAAGGATCAGACGAGAATCTAAACAATTCATATCCGTAACTTGGTGCTGTTCCATCTGTAGAAATAGCAACCCTTCTGTCTTGCCAATATTTAAGAACACCAGTGTTTGAATCCCAATTAATAACTCTACCAACAGCAGTAGAACCAATACCAACTTCTTGAGTTATCTCAGAGTCAGCAGTGTACTTAGTAGTAGTAGAACCAGCACCAGTCAATTTCAGTGCATAAACAGCACTTGCTTTTGAAAGTGTTAGATTACTAGTTGAACCATAAGCATATGGATCTCTAACAAGACCCAATCTAGCAAATTGGTTACCACTAATAATATCTGGGTTCGTCACATCATTCTCTAAACGAGAATAGATAAGAACTCTATATGATCCGAGTTCTCTATAGATATCAGATCCATGACCATCTTGAGGAGGAATAATAACTTTAAAAGCTGCATCAGTAGAACCTGATGGGTTTGCAAGACCTACAGCACTCAAGTCAACAGTTCCAAATGTATAATTTGAACCACCACTAGTAACCTCTACAGAATCGATTTTACCAGCAGCATTCACAACAACAGAACATTTTCCACCAGAACCATCACCTTTTATTGGAACTTCGTTATAAGTTGTAGCAGTACCATAACCAACACCTCTATTGGTGATAGTTACAACTTTAAGTTGTCCACTAGTTGCAGCATTATTCCTTACAGCAGCAACATCAGCATTTGTAGACCAATTCTGTGGTGTTGGAATAAAACTAGTAGAATCAAACTTTATAAGTTCATTTGGTTTAATTGTATAAAGATATTTCCAAATATATCCATCACCAGAACTACCTGCAGACCTTGGTTCTAAGTCAGTAAACAAAGGTTCATCAAGAGAAGGTCTACCATTTGGGTTTTCTGGATCCGTACCATTCTGAATACAAATATAAACACGATAATCCGAGTTTATAACATAATAATTTGCATCATAAAGAGTTGAAGCACCTGTCTGTGGAGCAAGATTATCTCTTGTATAATCTGGTCGGTACATCTCATATGTTGTACCAGAAGTCCAATCTACCTTTCTTACAACTCTAACAACATCTGACTCATTAATTTTCTTCAAAGCAATCATATTATCCCAATAGTCGTTCTCATCATCAAACGAATCTTTAGGCGCAGGGGGATTCTCATCCCAATCCGACTGAAACTCACCTGGGTTAGGAAGTCCAATCCAGACGTAATAACTATTAGTTGTTGATCCAACTCCTGCTACAAAATTCTCAGAATTCAATATACGAAGTTGATCAGTTATAATTGCTGACATTTTAAAGACTTTTTGTTTTATTTATGTTTAAGATTTTAAATGTTGGCTTCCTTTAGGTCTCGTGTTCTAACAATAACAGGTCCAGTAAGAATACCAGTTACGCCATCGTTGTTAATAACACTGAATGACTGTGCATCTGCCCTTACGAAATCGTATATACGACCCCAACTATAGTTACCAAAATCAGTATCTTGAGCAGTTGCACTACTTCCAATACTAACCCCTGCAGTAGAACCCACACTAACTGTTACTCTCCTCAGAGTAGTAGAACCAACTCCATGAGCACTTCCAGTTACATTTTCTACAGCCATCACTTTATAAATGTTGTCAATGAATGTAGATCCAATACCAACTGTTGTTATTCCAGTAGCATCAGCATATGAAGTATTAGCAGTTCCAGTATTTGTATTGTATGCAACAAAATAATATCCTGTTTGAATTCCACTAGTTAATCTAGGAGTAGTCATTATAGAACTATCTCTTAGTGGAGAATCAAGTGGAATAAAGAGATCAAATGTTAATCCAGTAGTAGCAATACCAGCTACAGTAGTAGTACCGATACCAGTAATAATACCAAAGTCCCCATCATATTTAACACTACTTATCTTTTCCTTAGTTTGTCTCTGTGGTGCAATAAGTACAGATGGCGGATTAGTATACGTATAACCAATACCAGGAACTGATACATGGATAGATGATACAGTACCAACACCTGAGAGAGTGGCTACTGCTGAAGCATTTGTAGTAAATGTAACAGCAATACCAGAATGAACTGTTCCGATACCAGCAGTAACACCAATAGCAACATGAGGAACAGTAGTAAATCCAGCACCACCATCAGAAATAATGATTTCTTGAATAGTACCACTAGTAAATGTAGTACCAATACCAGTAGCTACAACAGCAGTAGCTGCAGCACCTGTTCTTGTAGTTGGATCAAAAATAGTAAGAGCCTGTTTTGACTCTGAACGATCATCAAACTCATTAAAGAGTGGAACTGCATTGTCTACGAAGAAGTCTGTTGAAGCAGTAGAAACTGAGTTAATAATATATCCAGTTGGTCTAATACCTGCTTCTAACTCTGTCCTATCCTTTGTTATTGCCTTATTATCAATAACAACATCACTAAGTTGTTTTGTCCAAACAATAGGTCTAAGATCTGCACGAACTGTAGCAATACCAGGACCAGGATATGTATTAGTAGTAATTGTGTCAGTAGTAGTAATACCAGTAACAGTTCTTGGATTCTGTTGGAATCCGTCAGTTAATCCTTTTTCGGGATATGTGTTAATTTGAACTTCATCACCAACTTTTATTGTCTCCAATATATCCATATCAAAGACATCATTATCAGATCCTCTATAGAAGTAAATTCTTACTTTATCACCAGCTTTAGGAGCTTCAGAGAACTCAATTCTAGAACCACCATTAATTGTATAACTTTCCTTAGAAACCTGAAGAATATCATTAATAAAGACTATAATATTATCTTCTATCTTAATTGGAGAACCTTTCGCAGCTCTTAAAGTAACTTGAGTTGCAGCTGCACCTTCGGTTATCTTAAATGTAAATGTCTTTCTCTTACCATCAAAGTCACCTTCAAAAGTATTAATCTTCTGTAGTTGTCCAAATGACCATCCAGAGAAACTATCATTAAAGGTTTCGTCAACTGTTAGTTCAAATGCCTTAAAGGATGAACCAGCGGAGGAATCTGTGTGAATACCTGCATTTGCACCAGATGCAGTGTCTAGAGTTAAAGTATCACCAATCTTATAGTTATAACCAAAGTTTGTTATAGTAAATGCAATAACACTAGAACCAGCACCAACAACTACAGATACAGATGCACCAATACCAGTTGCACTACCAGTTAATCTCATATTTTCATAATTAAGTGGTGGTTCAAACTCAAGATCTGGTGGTTGTATTTTATCGTATCCAGAACCACCGTTTGTAATAGTTACTGAAGTAACTATACCAGCATCAACATTAGCAGTACCAATAGTTGTAACACCAGAACTAGTTCTAGCCTTAACAAGAATATTTGTCTGAATTCCTACTCTATAACCAGAACCACTATTTCCAATAGATACTGAGGAAACTGTTCCT